GATAATTTAACTTTCCATAGACAGTCTGCTGGACTATTCCTATGTTCCACTCCCTAGCGCTAAAGGGTTTAATCCCCTTAGCATTTAGGCGCTCAGCACATTGCTGGTATACATTCATTTTCTTAATCCTGATCATCTTGATTCTGCTTTAATTTTTCGTATGGAGTTGATCCAATTACTTTGTATCCTGACATCATTTGCCAGTCCACATATTTGACGTATTCTTCACTCGAAGCGAATCGCTCTATAACTGTGAAATAGTTTCCGAATTGGCTCTTCATATCTAATCGAAGAACCTGAGGGTATGTCTCGACTACCATGGCAGATCGTCCTCCTCCACTTCCATAATTGGCTCCTCTACTGCTGGAGCTATTGGCTTGGTGTTTTGCTTTAACGCTTTGTATTCATTCGAGGATTCAATCTTCTCCTTGATAAAATCAGGGAAGGAATCAAAAGCCACCTGGTCAAAGTTGCTCACCGAAAAAACCATTTGCGGATTCATCAAAGCAGGCACCTCCATACCTTTCATGACGCCACCAATGGAGCCAATCTCAGCGTAAACCTTACCGCTTACCTTGGACGTCTTGTGAATAATCGACAAGGTGCAAGCCTTGCCAGCTAGGACCGTAATATCGAACGCCTTGCATTCCTCTTCTGTTAGTGCCTTGCCTCTCCAGGAGTTTAAGAAAGCGCGAAGGTTTGACTTCTCACCTAGTGACAAAGTAAACTCTTTCGAAATTACTTGAGGCTGTTCTCCGTTCTCCTCCTTGAATACTTTTAGTTCAGTTGGAAGCTCGAAGGTAAGGCGCACCTTATTAACGAATTTTTCTTCGCCCATGTAGGACTCCTTTACTGTTCCCAAGTGAATCATGGAATAGCAACGTGCAACGTAAGTACCTGCCTGGATCGGCTCGTAGTTTGAGCCTCCAGTCGAAGAGGCAATAATTTGTGTTTTGGTAGACATGATAAAAAAAATTAAAGGTTTGAAATGATTGTGATAATTGATAAAATTCCGATGATAACTAAAGTCCATACAGTGGCCTCAGCTACTTCGCTACGCGTTAGATTTTTAAGTGATTCTCTCATTTGGATAGATGTTTAAAAGTTGCCAGGAATCCGCCTGGCTCGGTGTATTTATTTTATGATAATTTAAAAATTTGATTATTATTTTTAAATGAAACATAAAAACTTTTAGATGTTCCATTTAATGATGATGCAGTTCCATAAATACCTACACCATTCCAAAAATTTGCGATTAAAATTAATTCTTGTTTTTTGTTTGATGCAACCAAACTTGTAAAGTTTGAACCTTTAATAAATTTGTTTGCCATTGAGATTGCTAAATTTTCCATTTGTTTAGATGATTTTATCTTAGCTTCGTTGCTTTCGATATGTCAAAGGTACACAAAGATTCTGTATTAAAAAATTATTTTAAATTTATTTTTATTATTTAGTGAATTATTTATCTAACGGTAACAAAAAAGCCCAGAGACATTATCCCGGGGCTTTTCATTAATCATCTAAACCTACAAAACACTATGAAAACAATTAATTTACCTTACAAATCTACACAATTTTTCCGTCTTTTATAGCAAGTAATTTAACATTTGTTTTTCCTTCATCAATAGTTACTAAAGCAAACCCTTGTGAATGTTGATTGAACGGCATGTACTTAGGAGCTAATGAAGTCAAACATCCAGTAGAATGCGTTTGTATAACCTGACCAAATCCGGTTTTCTTTGTAGTTGTGGTCTGTCTGTGAACGTGCCCCATCAAAGTATTGCAGTACATCTTATTAAATAGGGACTGACTTGGATTGATTCCACCTACACCAAAACCTTCATGCCCATGGATCACAAGTAAATCTCCCATAAACATCCCTTGCCAGTCAGGTACATATTTAATATCTAATACATCCAATCTAAAAAATTGTTCAAATTGCAATTCTTGGAGCTGTGCAAATTCTTCTGCTTGTTGATTTAAATATCTTTGATGTCTGTTCTCATGATTCCCTGCCTTAAAGTAGATCGGTATCGTGGGGAATATATCTCGGAGCTTCTGAAGGAAGTTTCTAGCCATCTCTATTTCACGCGGAAAGTCTCTAAGGTCCTTCTCCTTCTCATGCCTAGAGATAGAATAGAAATCGAATGTATCTCCGTTCAAATAAAGGCAGTCGATCTCTTGCTCTCTTAGATATTTAATAGCGCAGGTAAGCGCTTCTAAGGAATGAAAAGGAACGTGGATGTCAGATAGTATTCCGATCTTTTTTAAGTGCTCAGGAAGGCGCGCACTGGTGTATTCCTTGCCGATGCCTGGCTCTATTCCAAAGCTATCCACTTCGTCTAAGTTAAATGATTCGATCTTCGCGCTTGGTCTGGTCTTCTTAAAATATTCTGATCGATCCTTCACAGAGATCCCATATCTAGTCATCTGCCGATGAAAGGAAGATAAATCTGCATATCCGTAATTCTCCCAGTTTTCCCTTTCGAAATCTGCTCGAGTCATATTAGTCGAGTAGAAATGCTTTTTAATTGCCTCCGCCTTAGCGTTTTCTTTGCTCATATTCTTCCATTAGCTGGTCCACAAGGAACTCAATGTTATTTAATAGCTTCATTCGAAGAACGAAGCCAGCGTCATCAATATGCTCTATTGACTCCATGACTTCGATCATTTTATCAAGCGTTTCCGTGGTAGGATTTCTAGGATTTTCGATCGGTTCTATATCTATTTTATACACGAAGCCCAAATTTAACGTATAGCCATGCCACTAACATAATCGCCTGACCGAATAGCAACATTACCACCCAAGTAGGAACCCGGTATTTAATGATTTCTCTGTCTCTGTATTCGATTGTTTTATTCTGAGAGTTTCGATAAATGTTCTCGATTTCCTGGCGTATAGAATCAATATCGATTGTGGCTCTAATTTGCCCCTTGTCTGACTTGATTGTCACTGATCCATTAGGAAGGACCAGGCGTGAATAGAACGTCGATAGTAAGCCAGAAGAGTCGCAAGGATTCGTGATTACTAAAGTGTCATGCACAGCTCTGAACTTCTCGATAATTTTCTCCGACTTTATTGTGTCGATTCTAAGCGTTTCTTTATACTCAGTTAGAGTCTTTGTCCGCTTGCAAGAAACAAACGCAACACAAGCCAAAAAAATGATAAATTTTTGCATGATTATGAGAAGTATAGATCAGCCTCCGCCTGGCGTCTCCTGGTTAGTCCAAGTAAAACCTTTCCGCCTCCCTTATTCCACTTCATAAACTCAGCCCTGATCGAAGGATCATTCGGGTTTTTGTTTACTTTTTTGATCAAGGTAGACTTTTGCAAGTTCCCCACACCTACGTTATAGGCGAAGGATGTAAGCGCATCGAATTGATTTTGATTAATGTCATCCCGGCAGAAAGAATCGACGCCTTTCTCATAGGATGTAAGAAGGAATTTAAGAAGCTCCTCCGCTTTCTCTTTAGTGATTGCCGGATCGGTTAGTTTGACTTTGGCTCCTGAAGGATAATAAGTATTTCCGTAGCCGATTGTTGGAATCGAAGCCGGACAGTTGTATGGCTTTAATTTAAGCCCCTCAAATCTTTTTATTAACTCGAGTCCTTTTTGGCTTGCTTTCGTTACTTTCATCAATTATGCCTAGTTTGGTTTTCAGATTTGAATTCTCGGATTTCAGTGAGTGAACCTCCTCGGTAAGGATGTCGATCTTGTCGCTTAGTTCCTTTACCTTATCAGACATTTCTTGAGCCATCTGTCTCCAGATTTCAATCGCTTTGGTAGTTTGATCAAGCTCAGTCGTTGTGATCTCAGCCTGCTCTTTTCGTCTACCTACCAGCCATCCAATGAAGGCTGCTATTGCACCCGTCACAGATTGCCCAAGAATGTCATTAATCTCCATTAATTAGTCTTTTTTCAAAACTTGTAATAATTGCGCTTTTGCTAGGATAGTGAAACCTTCAGAATCCTTAATAAAGTTTTTGATTGTTTCTTGGTCAGACGAGTCTAAGTCAAGAACTTCTCCCTTGTTTAAGCTTACCGCCCAATCCCAGAACTTTAAGGCATCGCCTTTTGATCCCTGAGCTAAAGCATTAGCTAATAATTTACCTGCATTTGCCCCCTCGATAGGTTGCTGATCTAACCCTAATAGGTCAAAATTGAAATCTAATTTCATCGTTTGGTTTGTTTAATTTATTAATCTATAAATAGATAGCAAAAGTCCTAGATTTTTGCAGGATCCGACCAAGGCAATGCATAAGCCACCAGGGGAGGATTCAAAAAGTTTTCTATTTGTGCATCTAAGTTCGCCTCGATTGTTTCCGTATCCAATGAATCAGCTAACCAGCCTTCGACCATTTCTTTCGTGACTTCATCGTAAGGAGTGAAGCTCGCTTCGTGTGGTGCATCGACTGCTAAAGCTCCGTAGGTGTCAGCCGTGAAGTGAATCACATCTTCTTCGTATTGCTTCTGTGCTCTGTAATGAATTACGCTAATTACTTTGTCCATCCCGTCAAGGGAAGGGATAGAGTCTAATTGAGATATTACCCAAGTGAATGCCATATTATTTATTTTTTAATGTATCTAATTCTGCTTTTAATTCTTGAATTGCTTTTACTAACATAGGTACTAATTCTGCTTTTGATAGTCCCCAGTTTTCGCTTTCGATTTTTGGTTTATAAACGTATTCTGGTAGAATCTCGTATAGCTCCTGAGCAATTAAACCATAAGCCTCATTAATATCATTTTCAATCCATTTATAACTTCTTACTTTAATTTTATTTATTAAAGAAAGAACGCTTTGTGAATCTGATATATTAGTTTTTAATCGGCTATCTGAGGTTGCAGTATAAGCTCCAGTGCTTCTATTAATGTTTGCCCTAGAAGTGCCATCAAATCTAAAATGTAAATCTCCAGAGTTTACTATTCTATTTACATTTATAAAACCTACATTGTCGTCATGTCCAAGTTGAGTCCAATTGTCAGCTGATAGACCAGCACTACTTGAATATAAAGATAAAGCTCTTAAATTTCCATTTACTCTTAACTTTTCGCCAGCGTTTGTCGTTGTACCTAATAATAAGTTTCCATCGCTAGTAATCCGCATACGTTCGGCGTTATTAGTATATAATTGTAATGCTAAAGCAGTTCCAGTATATATATATGGACCGGTTTCATTAATTCCAAATAACGCATTTCCTCCAGTATTTTGTACTTGCAAATAAGCATCTGCATTATTACCGGTATTATTAATTCTAATTGTATTTACTCCAGCTTTTACTACGTCTAGCATATAACTAGGCGCCGTCGTTCCGATGCCGACGTTGCCGCCGTTGGTAATTGTAAATAAATCTGCTAAATCTGTATTATTTGTAATTCTTAAACTATCTGAATTAGCACCTAATTTAATATAAGAGTTTGAAGCTCCAGAAGAATAGCGACCAATTTCTAGTTTAGCGTTGTTATCATTTTTAATAGATAAACCTCCAAATACTGAAAGTGCACCATAAGTTCCAGTTGGCGCTCCACCTACTCCAACACTACTCGAAAACGTGGCGGCGCCTGTGGAGGCTAGAGTTAGAGCTACATTATTATTAGGCGCACTTCTAACTCCAAGCAATAAACTAGAGCCACTATTTGAAGACCAAATATAAGCATCTCCAGAAGTTGTATTAAAGCCAGTCCGTATACCTCCAGTCCCATTAGAAGGTCTAAAAATTGTTACTTGTTCAACCGTTGCACCTCCTACGGTTGTAGTGTCAGAAGCATTACCAGAAACATCTAAGCGTAAAACTGGGCTACTGCCTCCAACATGAACGCTACCGCTAAACGTAGCACTTGTACCGCTTAAAGCTCCGGTAAGTGTTGCGCCTGCGGCTGAAATTGTACTTGTAAACGTAGCTGCTCCAGTCGTTCCGTCAATAGTTAGGCGTTTAGTCGCATTAGTTCCAAACTCTAAATTTGTACTTCCTAATCCAGTCGTTAAAACAGTAGCGTATGCCGTAGCGTTAGTCATTAAACCGCTTGCAGTTGAACGATTTACTCCTAAATAAAATCTACCTCCTGTATTTGTAAAATCTATGTAAGCATTTCCAGTCGTTTCATCGTAAGAACGTATTTTTAAACCACCACCTCCAGATCCATAATTACCCGTTATATCTAAACCGTTTAAGGTAGATAATCCCATCCCTTCAACATAAGTAATGTTACTAGTAGTTTGAATAAAGCCGTCAGAAATAACTCGGCTACCAGTAAATCTAGCGTAATATCCAGTCGCTCCAGAGCCACTAACATAAGCCGTAGAATCTACCGAGCCGTCCGCTTTTAAGAATTGTGAAGACGTACCGCCAGAGCGAATGATTTGACCTACCGTTAAATTACCTCCAAAAGTTCCGTTTCCAGTTGTACCTATTGTAAATCTAGAAGTCGAATTAGTTACATCGTAAACCGTAAAGGTTCCGTCTGTATTCGAAATAAAATAATCCGGATTATTATCTGAATCCGTAAGGTAAAAACGTGGATTAGTTCCGGTAAGTGTTAAGTCTCCGCTAAAGTTTGCACTGGTTCCGTTTAGCGCACCCGTCAAAGTTCCACCAGCTAAAGCTAGGTAAGTCGAAGCTGCGGCGCTGGTAGTTAAATAAGTGCTATTATCATAGCTGATTGTAGTTCCCGAAATTTTAACGAATCCAGTTCCAGAAAGCGCCGTTTGTTTAGCGTTAAATGTAGTCCAGTCTGTGCTAGTTAAATAGCCGTTCTGTGAGCTTGTAGCCGCCGGAATACTAAATACCCCAGTGCCACTATTATAAGCCAAAGGAGACGAAGCAGAAACCGCCGCTCTCGCTCTAGTATCTGTGAACCATCTATTAGTAGGACTAGCTAGCTCTTGAATGTCATCCGTATCCAAGACCACAGCACCCACTAAGGTATTAACAGAGGAAACCCCCGAACCGATAGCCGTTCCAAGATCCGAAATTGTAGTCTTGTAAAGCTGTCCAGTTGTCGGATCCGCAATAGGGAATAAATCAGTGACTAAGACTGAAGGCTTGGATACTAATTGAGAGACTTTTTTATTTGCCATTAGGAAGGATAATTAAAATTTGTGGGAACTTGACAGCGATCCGATAACATCGGGAAGGAGACAGTCACGTCCGCCTTTACACCAGCCAAATAGTCCTCTTCTTTCTCTGTGAAAAATTCTAGGGTAACATTATCAGCTATATCCCAGTCAAATTTAGGGTATCGCATCATTGATACAATATCCTGAGCGATCAATAGCTGATCTGATAGGACATCATTCTCATTGGATTCGTCCTGGAGCTGGCGATCTAAGAAATAAAGTGAGAAGTTTAGGCTCAATTCCTTGCCTGCGATCGAGGATCCAGTCAAAGAAAAGAACATAGCTGGATAAGTATTATCCGTTTGACTTAGAAACTCCCATACATCACCGAAATAAACAGTGTTTATCTGGTCATGAGCGGAGGCTAAATCACTTATTAGCTTGATCGTTTGATTTAATGTCAGCTGTCTTGGTGCCATTCGTTTGGGTAGCCAGGTAAACCTGGAGTTTTTTGATATTCTTTGTACTGTATGCTTTAGGCATCTTGTTTATATTTAGCAAATTCCGTTTTCGCCTTGGTATCTTTCCTCAAAACTCATAGGCTTGCAGTCATAGTCATCCCCTAACCAGATAGAAGCCTGGTAAGCGTCACGCTCTGGCTTGATTATATCTACACCGGTCCCATAATTAACGTATTCCTGGAACTTGTCGCTAGTTGAAGACACCTGCTTAAGGTGCTTGATTAATCGCTGAGTGTAAAACTCCGCGCGCGTTCTGTATCTTGAGGCTACATCGATCAGGTCCTGCATCTGAGGCGTCTCTGTGTTCTCGCTATTCTTGCGCACTAAGCCTTTATTATAGAACTGATAAGACAATCCCACTGGAAGCTCTGAAAGCGTGTAATAAACTAAAGGATTCGTGATGAAATTATCTAATAAGTCCACCTCATCCGCGTTAAGATTATTGTTCTCAATCCCGTCCTGCAATCGATTGTATAAAGCAGTTCCCAAAGCAGGAAGTAAATACATATCCTGAGCAGTCAATATCTCTGGAAGGATCAATTTGTCATCCACATTGGTATGCAGAGCGCTTCTTTCCTTGATCGTGTTTACGTTTATAAAGCAGATATTTTTCATTCCTTAGTCTTTTTTAATTACTACCTGAGAAGCCCAGACGTGACGGCAAGAAGGAGAGTGTTCTCCGTCTGGCATTGTCCACCATCCACCTCTGCGATCAAAAACTGAATAGCCTAATCTTAAGCTGATCGCTTCGATCTCTGCTCTTGTATAAAGTCTATCTAATTCCATAAGACGCGCACAGAATTGACGCGATGGATGCTCAGCAGAATTGCGCTGACCTACCGGAATCGATGAGCGCCACTCGTAAGAATAGCGGACCATAAAGCTTCTTGTCGATGGCTTAGTGTCAGTGATTTCAGATAGGGGAGAAGTCAAAATTCTTTCAACAGTTCCTCGCACGTTTGTGGACTTAATTAGTCCGCGCTCCTGCAAGCTATCCATGACCTTGTTAATGATTCCTAGATCTGTCTTGATAGTTCCAGCGATAATCTCTGGAGTGATTCGCTTATCCTTCTGGATTAAGTCTAGGACGTTAGCCTCTAGGCGTGTCAGTTCTTGCTCTGCGAAGTCCAAATTCATTGCCTCCTCTAAGTCATTAGGTGAAGCTGAGAACGTGTCTCTGGTGCGAAATATGGAGTAATTGCTTTTGCTCTCTCCGAACTGCGCGAATATGTCAAGGACATCGTCCTCGCTGAATCTTAGATTAGTAGCAGAAGGAGCGGCGATTTCTGGCTCTCCGCCTCCTTGCTCTTGTGTCAAGCCCACTAGTGATCTGATCTCGTTTTGAGTCATTGATTCTAGCACCTTGTTAGCTACTAATGGGGATA